TGGTGTAATAGGTGGCTTTGCAAAATTTGGTAGATTACTTAATCCAGCAACAGCGGCCATTGCCGGTTTAATTTCAGGACTCAAAGCCGCATTTAAATTTTTAATGAGATTAGGCCGATTAGAGAATACTATCTTTAGAAGAGGCTTTAACGAAATAGCAGATGCCACAGGACCAAATGCCGGCGTAGCTGATGGCATTGCCACATTTGCCGCCAGAGCCGCAGACGCCAGTTTAAGTTTAGATCAGTTTATAGAATTAAGTGGAGAGTTTGCAACAGTAATGGGCGAGTATGGAACAAAAACTGTCACAGATGCAATTCAAAACACACAAGGGCTATTAAGAGAACAAGGCTATTTAGGTTTAAGTAACCAAGAACTGTCGCAAGCCACTGTTGAAACAGCAGAAGCAATGCGAATTTTAGGTTTTGATCTTGAAGGCAATAACAAACAGATTAGTGATAACACAGTTAGAGTTTTAAGAACCACACAGGCATTTACTAGATTGACCAATACATCAAATGATGTGATTAGACAGATGGTTTTACAAGCCAGTGCTATTGAATCATTTACAAATGCATTACAGATGTTGCCATCAGACCTAAGACAGAGTGCATTAGCATCAAGTCAGACTGCATTTGCCGGCTTGGCCGCATTTGGACCTGATCTAGGACAAGAATTAACAACAGCACTTTCTGAAGGTATAGGTAGAGGTGGTTTACAGTTTACACAGTTTGGTCAAGATTTGGCCAGAGTGTCTCCAGGTCTATTACAGAGTTTACAGAATTTATCATACGAAGCCGGACGTGGAGGTAATGTTGTAGGGGCATTAGATGATTTTAGAGAAACCATTGGAACAGTTGATGCTAACTCAAGACAGTTTTTAAGAGCTTTAGAAATCAGTGGCGATCCAATGGCCAAGTTTGTGATTAGACTGGCAAACTTAAATGAAACAGTTGATGATAACACATTTGCTGAAATGGTAAAAACCATGAGCGAGATTGACGCAGGTGCTTTAGGCCGAGCACAAAATCAAATGGCACTAGCTCTAGCAAAAATTAGAACAGCGTTTACCAAAGTAGCGTTAGCATTTTTAAACGAAGACACAGTAAACGGTTTTCAATTTTTAGTTGACAAATTTACAGGTGCTGTTGAAAGTGTAGCTGATTGGCTTAAAGGGCCAGGGTTTCAAATGATAAACGAAGCCTTTACTGGAATCACAAATTACTTTGCTGATTTGTTTTCTGGTAGAATGACATTTTGGGAAGCATTAACTAGAGCATTTGGAGGAATATTCAACGGACTAGGAGATATATTAGAACGTGGTATTGGTGCTGGTATAATGCGAGGTGTAGCTTCGGTTACTCCGTTAGGCTACTCTGCTGAAGATTTTGAATCAGCTGATGAAATAAATTCTAATTTACAAAAAGTAGCCGGCGATATGCGAGTGTTGAAAAAATCGCAGAGTGAAATTGATCCTGGAATATATCAAGCACAATTAGATGAACTTAAGAAAAAAGAAAAAGAACTATTATTGCAATTAACTGATATTTCTGGAGTTGATTTAGGTAAACTCAGATCTGATCCTAATTTTAGACAAATTTTCACTGGACCAGATGGTAATCAGATTGTGTCACTAGCAGATGCTACCAACGAACAGTTGCGACAGTATCTCACAGAAGAAATGGGAAGATTTGGATACAACTTCAATCAGTCATCAGCATCAGGTAGTCTAACACAAGCAGACACAGGTACAGGCACAGGAACACAGCAAACTGATGGCGCAATTAAACCAGACAGCAATATCAAAATTATGCCTATGTTTGGCAATCCGGATGATTACACCAAAAGAGAAAAAACCACAGAAGAAATAATTGCTGAAAACACCAAAAAAGCATCTGATATTTTGGATAATATAGCCAGAATGCAGGCAGAACAATTGGGTGAAACCAAAAAAGGAAAACAGAATTTTGAAAATTGGGTAGTGGCAAGTGGTGCAGATCATCCATAATAATATTACTTGACAAAACAATTATAAAAGCATACAATAAATAACATTATGAGCTGGCGAAAATACTTTAAAGAATACAACACAGAGTCTGGTACAAACTCACCGGTAGGATCAACATCATCATCTTATACCGGCAGTACTCAGCATTCAAAATACAACACGTGGCTACCAGAAGTATATGCTGGCCAACCAAACAGACGTGAAAGATATTATCAATATGATATGATGGACTTAGATACAGAAATTAACTCTGCACTAGACACTATTGCAGAATTTAGTTCTCAGTCAGATGAAAAAACAGGTTCACCATTTCATATTCAGTACAAAGAAGAACCAACAGACACAGAAACTGCACTTTTACAAAATGCATTGATGCAATGGAACAAAATCAATCAATGGCAAAAACGTTGTTTCAAAATGGTAAGAAACACCATCAAGTATGGAGATCAAATATTTGTCAGAGATCCTAAAACATACAAATGGTATTGGGTTGATCCAGGCAATGTTGAACGTATTGTGGTCAATGAAGGCAAAGGCAAAAAGCCTGAAGCATATTTTATTAAAAATTTAGATCTCAATGTAAAAAGTCTAAACATCACATCAGATTCATATTCACAGAATTTTGTATCACCAACTGGCGGAGGCTATGCTGGCACAATGGCACACCCTATGTCAGGTGGCATGAGCAACAGATCATCACAACCATACAGCGGTACTGGAGGTTTAGGTGGCGGAAGATTTCAACGTGATGCCACAGTGTATCCAATTGATGCATCTCATGTGGTACATTTGAGCTTAACAGAAGGCATGGATAGATACTGGCCTTTTGGAGTTAGTTTGTTAGAACCTATTTTCAAAACCTACAAACAAAAAGAACTGTTAGAAGATGCAATCATTATCTATCGTGTGCAAAGAGCACCAGAGCGTAGAGTATTCTACATAGATGTAGGCAACATGCCAACATCAAAAGCCATGGGCTTTATTGAACGAGTCAAAAATGAAATTCATCAAAGAAGAATTCCTAACAGAACAGGCGGTGGTGCTAACATAACAGATTCCACATATAATCCGTTGTCAATGATAGAAGATTATTTCTTTGCACAGACGGCTGAAGGCAGAGGTTCAAAAGTTGAAACATTACCAGGCGGTTCTAATCTAGGCGAAATTGACGATTTAAGATATTTCAATGACAAATTAATGAAAGGTCTTAGAATACCTAGTGCGTATATGCCAAGTTCACCAAATGATCCACAGACTGCTTTCACAGATGGCAGAGTTGGTACTGCATACATTCAAGAATTTAGATTTACAAAATTCTGTCAAAGAATACAGAATTTTATACAGCCTAGTGTCGACAGAGAATTCAAAATGTTCTTAAAAAACAGAGGTATAGAAATTGATTCTGGCATGTTTGAACTACAGTTTAATGCACCGCAAAACTTTGGCAAATATAGACAGATTGAATTAGACACACAGCAAGTAAACATCTTTAATCAAATCAACCAAACACCTTATATCAGTAAACGTTTTGCAATGAAGCGTTTCTTAAATCTTTCAGAAGATGAAATCTATGAAAATCAAAGACTATGGGCTGAAGAAAACAAAACCACAATGCCTGGAGGAATGGAAGATCCTGAAGGATTAGGTTCAGTTGGTGGAGCTCCAATGTCAAGTTCTGCATTAGGCGGCGGCAGTGATGTTCCTGCACCTGAAGACACAGAAGGCACAGAATCTCCATTAGGAAATACTGCTCAGCAAGATGCTGATACAGGCGATACCGATACTAGTGCATAGTATCTGATACAGTTCCTATAGAAATTTTTTCATCTAATCGGTCAATAAGGTATTCAGCAACCACTTTTAATTTTTCAAGTTGTTTTTGTTGTTCTTCATCTAATGTATCTTGATTTTCTAACAACACAATATAATTGTTCACTGCTGAAAGTTCACTCTCAAAAAGTTCTTTGACTGTGATGTATTCGTAAGACATTACAACTGTATTTACTAAATACTTTTTGATATGAGATATAACGAACTAAAAGAAGCATATTTGCCTGATCAAGACAAGTATCATCGTGCTGACATTAGCACGTCACGAAAAACAAGACTGACTCTTAAGCATTTAAACAAACTAAGAAGAGTCAGAGAAATAAGAAAACAAGATCAAGAGGAAAACCGCGAATTTGTGGCTAGAATGTACGGTCAACCACCTGTACAGTAAAAAGATCTTTTAAAAACACAAGTTTTTTTGATTTTTTTCAAAAAAACCTGAATTTTCTGTCTATTTGCACCCAATATTTTAAAAAAGTAGTAAATATCTACAACGATTAATATATTAAAAGTATCGATACTAATATTATAAGGAGAAACGACATGTCAGAAATGAGTTCTAAATTAGAACAAGTTCTCGAGTATCTAGTAAACGGTGAACAGGATCAAGCAGAGTCACTACTGCATGATGTGATCGTAGAAAAAGCTAGAACTATTCATGAAGAGCTTGTTAATTCACAAGACACGGTTGAAGAAGCAGAAACTACAGAAGAAGACACTGTAGAAGAAGCAGAAACTACCGATGAAGATGCTGTTGAAGAATCAGAGGAATCTGAAGAAGAAGCAGTTGAAGAACAAGTAGGTGCCGAAGGCGATGCAGAAGCTGAATTAAAAGATGAGCTAAAGCAAAAAGCCGAGGAAGACGCTGAAGAAATTGACTACGAAGAAACAAACGAAGACGAGCACGAAGGCGACGAAGACAAAGACGCTGAAGGCGACGAAGAAGTTGAAGACAGAGTAGACGATTTAGAAAATGCCTTAGAAGAGCTAAAAGCCAAATTTGATGATATCATGAACGGTAAAGAAGAAGCCGGCGATGAAGAATCAGAAGACGAAATGTCAGATGATGAAGAATCAATGATGCCAGCAGAAGAGTCTGCAGAAGAAACTGTACAGGATCTTGAAGAAGCAGAACTAAAGCCGGTTAAAGTTGATCACAAAGATGGTTCAGACGCAACTAAATCACCAGTAGCATCAAAAAATGATATGGGCGGCAACGCTGGTAACATTGCACAAGGTGGTGAAGAAAAAGGCGGTTCAGCACCTAAGCCACAAGACATGGGTTCAACAACTGAGCCAAACATGTCAAAAGTAACAGCTGACTCAAAAGATGGTGCAGACGCATCAGCTAAGTCAACAATTACAGGCAAGTAATAGGAAAGGCAAACCTAGAATGATTCGTCCATTAACAGAAAGTTTAACATTCGATCAAGCAAAGATCGAAGTTTTACACGAAGGTAAAGACGATAACAAGCACCTTAAAATGAAAGGTGTGTTTATTCAAGGTGGTGTAAAAAACCAAAACCAACGAGTTTATCCGGTTTCAGAAATTTCTAAAGCAGTAAGCAACATCAAAGAAAGACTTGATGGTGGTTTTAGTGTTTTAGGTGAAGCAGATCATCCAGAAAACTTAACAGTTAATCTAGATAGAGTTTCACACATGATTGAAGAAATTTGGATGGATGGTCCAAATGGTATTGGAAAACTAAAAATAATGCCTACACCAATGGGTAAGATTGTTACAACTTTACTCGAAAGTGGTGCAAAATTAGGAGTTAGTTCCAGAGGTTCTGGTAACGTAAGTGAAAGCGGTGAAGTTCAAGACTTTGAAATCATCACTGTGGACATCGTTGCACAACCCTCTGCTCCAGACGCCTATCCCAAAGCCATATACGAAGGCTTATGGAACATGACCGGTGGTCAAAAATTACACGGCTTGGCACATGCTAGTTTGCATGATGCTAGAGCACAGAAGTTTTTGGCTAGCGAAATTACTAAGTTAATACATGAGCTAAACAAGAAGTAAGGAGATTCAGATGGCAGATATAACAGAAATTTTCGGTTCAGATGTGTTAAGCGAAGAACTGAAAACACAAGTCCAAGAAGCTTGGGAGACTAAGCTGTCTGAAGCCCGTGAGGAAATCTCTGCAGAGCTTAGAGAAGAATTTGCACAGAGATATGAGAATGACAAATCACAGATTGTGGAAGCAATGGACAACATGCTGTCAGATGCATTAAAGAAAGAAATTTCTGAATTTGCAGAAGACAAAGCAAAAGTTGTTGAAGAAAGAGTTGCTTACAAAAAAGCAGTCGGTGAACATTCTAATATGCTGTCAACATTTGTTTCTGATACACTAGTAAAAGAAGTAAATGAACTAAGAGCAGACAGAGAAGCACTTAAAGGTCAATTTACAAAGTTGGAAAACTTTGTAGTCAGACAACTCTCCAAAGAGTTAACAGAATTTGCTCAAGACAAAAAGGATCTAGTTGAAAAGAAAGTCAAACTAGTAGCTGAAGGTAAGAAACTTATCGAAGATACTAAATCAGCTTTCATCAAAAGAGCCGCAGGTCTTGTGGAAAAACATGTTGATTCAACACTGAAGAGTGAATTAAGCACTTTAAAAGAAGACATCAAAGTTGCCAAAGAAAACAACTTTGGTAGAAAAGTGTTTGAAGCATTCGCAGGTGAATACATGAGTTCTTACCTTTCAGAGGGTGGAGAAATACGTAAGTTGCAGAATACAATTTCAGAGTCTAAAGAAGCTGTTTCTAAATTAGAAAAAGCAATTGAAGAAAAAGAAGCTGAAGTTAAAGCAACACAAACCAAACTTAAGATTGCAGAGGACAAAATGGTTAGAGAAAAAACTCTAACAGATTTAGTTTCTCCGCTTTCAAAAGACAAACGTCAAGTAATGGTTGAACTATTGGAATCAGTACAGACTGCTAACTTAAAGAAGCAGTTTGAAAAGTATCTTCCAGCTGTGTTAAATGAGACGGTAGAATCTGCATCAGCAGATAATATTATCACAGAACACACAGGTGACAGATCGGTAAATACTGATAACAATACAACAATCGATAACGATATCGTTAATATAAAAAGACTAGCAGGATTAAGGAGTTAATACTATGTCAGATAAAACATTAACTGAAAATTGGAATGATACTAAATCAGCACTGCTAGAAGGTCTTGCAGGCCAAAAAAAAGATACAATGAGTGCAGTTCTAGAAAACACTCAAAAGTATTTGGCTGAAAGTGCCACAGCAGGTGCAACAGGTGCCGGTAACGTAGCCGCCCTAAACAAAGTTATCCTTCCAGTAATTAGAAGGGTTATGCCTACAGTGATCGCGAATGAAATCGTTGGTGTACAGCCAATGACAGGTCCAGTAGGTCAGATCCACACATTAAGAGTCAGATATGCCGACTCAGCCAACGGTGTAACAGCCGGTGACGAGGCATTATCACCAGCATCAATTGCCAGAGGTTACTCAGGTGATGATTCAGCATCAGGTACAACTGCCGATGCAACAGCTTCAAAAGAAGGTGTAGCTGGTAACAGACTATCAATTCAAATCTTAAAGCAGACTGTTGAAGCTAAAACAAGAAAGCTATCAGCAAGATGGACTTTTGAATCAGCTCAAGATGCCAATGCAATGCATGGTCTTGATGTTGAAGCAGAAATCATGGCCGCTTTAGCACAAGAGATCACAGCTGAAATCGATCAAGAGATCATCGGTTCACTATTATCTCTAGCTTCAGCTTCAGGCGATGATTACGATCAAGGTAACGCATCAGGTACAGCTACATTCGTAGGTGACGAGCATGCCGCACTTGCTGTTCTAATCAACAGAGAAGCAAACAGAATTGCACAAAGAACAAGAAGAGGCGCAGGTAACTATGCTGTTATGTCTCCAACTGCTCTTACAATTCTACAATCTGCAACAACTTCAGCTTTTGCAAGAACAACTGAAGGTACATTTGAAGCACCAACAAACACTAAGTTTGTAGGTACTTTAAACGGTGCAATGAGAGTATATGTAAACTCATATGCCTCAGATGCAACACCAGTACTAGTTGGTTACAAAGGCCCAGGTGAAGTAGATGCACCAGCATTCTACTGTCCTTACATTCCACTAATGTCATCAGGCGTTGTGATTGATCCAGCTACATTCGAGCCAGTAGTGTCATTTATGACAAGATACGGTTACGTTGAGCTTTCAAACACAGCATCATCATTAGGTAATGCAGGTGACTACCTATCAAAAATCAACATCAATACTTCAAACCTAAGCTTCTTATAAGCCGTTTAAGTATTTTTGTAATATTCAAAACGCCCGGCTCTGTGTCGGGCGTTTTTTTTTGATCATTAAAAAGTTATACATTAGATACTAATAATTCTGCTAAATAATTGTAGGAGCAGAACACAATGGCAAAAACTACCAGACGTACATCAGGAACTTTTAATTTTGCTAACACAGTAGTATTTGATGACTCGTCAACTACTATTACTAGTAATAATCTAATCACAACTGATCCAGTAATTACAGTTAATTCTAGTCAAGGATCAATACCATCAACTGGCAGTGGAATTGAAGTAGAAGAAAGCGGTGTGGTTGTTGCTAGTTTACTTTATACTCAGTCGAATGGTGCCGGTGTTTGGAGCTTTACAGGATCCGACGGTGTCACAGTAGACTTTGGAAACGCTAATATTAGTATTGGCGGAAACACCAGTTATGCTAACTTAGAAGTCACAGACACAATTACTGCCGCAAACGCAGATATCAACGGTGGCTATATTGATGGTGTGCATCTAGGACACGATGATCCAGTACACGTACATGCTTCAGATATTTACATTGAAGGAAATTTATTCTTAGCCAATGGTGACATTACAGGTTCAATTGGTAATATTGCTAATGGGCATTTTACTGGTGATCTTATTGGTAATGTTCATGCTGATGATGGTAATATTATTATTTTAAACAACGGTACAGCATCAAATGGTTCAGATGCTACTCTTAAAGCCAGAGTTCTTTCATATAATGGTACAGTTGTTTTAAACAACGGCACCAACGGAACAGATGCCACTTTCCTTGGCAATACCACAGGAACTCATTTTGGTAATATCGTACATTTGGGCACAGTTGTGTTAGACTCAACTACCGGTGCTCTCACAGGAACAGTTTCGAGTCTGTCAAATCATACCACAGACAATTTAGCAGAAGGCTCTGCTAATTTATATTACACAGACACAAGGGTTGACAATGTGATAGCAAACACATCTATTAATTCACTTTCAGACGTTGCTATTGTAGATAATCCTGCCAATGATGGCGGTTATTTGAGATTCAATTATTCAAACTCAGGTTCAACAGTTGATGTTGCATTTTTAGGACAAGCAGTTGCTAATTTTAAAACAGATCAAAACACATCAACCACAGCAGTATCAGGTACAACACTGCAAAATGAATCAGCATCAGGATTGTCAGTGTCAATCACTCCTCAAAGCTCAGCAAACAAAATAGAAATTCAAACACAGGTAAGATACACTGTGCAGACTTCTTCCGGAGACACAGAATTTTATATTAGATTGTACAGAGACAAAGGTGCCAACACAGAAGTTTTATTAAGTGAAGATGTTGTTGTAGGAAATACCACAGAAACATTCCATCAAACTCATTTTAGCACTTTTGATGCACCCGGTGATACTTCTGCTCACACATATTCAGTATACTACGATGCTAACACAGCCAATGGAACACTAACACCAAATCCAACCTATTCAACAGGCACAGATACCAGTCATAACTGTATACATCTAACAGAAATTATTGACCAAGCCAATATTCTAACTGAAATTTCACAAGACACATCACCGCAGATTTCAGCATCGGCATCAAATTTAGATCTAAACAACAAAAAAATTATTAATCTTGCTACGCCTACACTTGGTACAGATGCCGCAACAAAAACATATGTTGACAACGCTGTAACATCATCTGATACTTTAGCTGAATTAACAGATGTTAATGTTGGTGCCAATAGTTCTCTTGCTTCTACTGGTGATGCACTAGTATGGACAGGCAGTGATTGGCAGGCACAAGCACCTTTTAGTCAAACAGACTTTGATAATGCAGTAGCAAACACATCAATTAATTCATTGTCAGATGTTGACACATCTGGTGCAACAGCAAATTCAATACTAAAATACAATGGCAACACTTGGGTAGTAGGAACAGACATTGACACAGATACTGGAATATTAAGTGTTCGTGATGATACATCACCACAACTTGGCGGAAATTTGGATTTAAACTCACAATCAATCACAGGAACAGGAACAGTTAATATTGTTGGTAGTTTCACCGGAACCAATGCTAACCTATCTGGTAATTTAACTGCAAGTGGTGGCGAAATTACAGATTTAACAATCTCAGGAAATCTAACTGTGCTTGGTGATACCACAACTGTAGATGTTACACAGTTAGAAGTTGATGATCCTTTGTTGTATCTAAATAGAAATGCTGGTGACTCAAGTACTAATTCACTAGATGCAGGCTTACTAATTGAACGTGGATCAACTGAAAACCATGCTGGTATGATCTGGCAAGAATCCTCAGATCAATTTGTGTTTTTAACATCTAATGCAGTAACTTCTACAACAACAGTTGTTTCAAACATAGCATTAGCAAATATTCAAGCCAATGTTGCAACACTAACAGCAACACAGGCACAGTATGCTGACTTGGCAGAATTATATGAAAGTGATGCAGAGTATGAACCAGGTACAGTCATGGTGTTTGGTGGTGATAAAGAAGTTACACAATCTAACACAGCAATGGATCATAGAATTGCCGGAGTAGTTTCAACAGATCCAGCATACTTGATGAACAGCACACAAACAGGTACTACTGTTGCTGTTGCACTTAGAGGTAGAGTACCAGTAAATGTTGTAGGTCCGGTTAAAAAAGGTGATTTAATTGTTTCAAGTGATATTCCCGGCGTTGGTAAAGCATTTGATGGTGTAACAAACTGTGTGTTTGTTATTGGTAAAGCAATTGAAGACGATGATTCAGAAAATCTAGTAAGATTAATTACCTGTGTAATTTAATCATATATTAAATTTTCACCATTTATTTTTCTATAAAAATCGTTAAAAGTTTTTATCCATTTTTTCATGTCTTTAATTATTTCTTGCGTATGATAAAAGCTGAGAGGAAGTGTAAAAAACGGATAAGATTTTTTAGCATCGTTAAATTTGTATTCTATTTTTTCTAAACTGTTGATATCTGTTTCTATATCATGCATTAATTTTTTAAAAAAGATTTGATCATAAAACTTTGAAATAATAAATTGTTGATTGTTGTCAGGATGTTCTAAATCAAATTCCAATTCAAGTATATCAAAATACAATGCTCTTACTGGATTTATATCTCTTCTGTACTTGTTTAACACACTAGGAAAGCAGTATTCTGTGCTTTTGGTTATTAAGTTATTTGTGATTGTAAAATATGCATCTTCAAGATCGTATCTTATTTGCAAATCAATTTCGTTGTTGTCTTTGGTATGATAGTAGTAAGCATTTACCAATATTTTATGCAAACTTCTGGTTTGTTTTCTTGTCATACCAGAACAAAATTCATAAAATTTTGTTTTTTCAATGCCGTTTTCTTTGAGATATTTTAAAACAAAACCAGAGATAATTTGTTTTTTGCTAAACTCTTCAAGATCTCGAATCATTCGAATTTGAGTAATATGGTAAACATTGTTCATACTAAAAGTATTTACTTGTTTGCCTGCTGATATAGTTTTTTTAGTTTTCTAATATTTTTTTGGTTGTTTAATGTGATTTTAGCACCATTGTGTAAAGGTTTAGGATACTGCCCTATATCAAACCAAGCATATCCAGAACTTTCTCTATTGAGTGTTGGAATAAATTCATCTGGAGTAACTATCACATATGTGTAGTATGTAAAATTTTTGTCTTTGGAATTGTATGTGTCTAATGGGTTAAGTTTTTCCATTGGCGGAATAAACCCCATTTCTTCTTTAAGTTCTCTTTTCAGTGCTTCAATAGGTTCTTCATTTTTTTCAATCTTGCCACCCCAAAAACTCCAGGTATGCGGATAACTGACTTTGTTGCTTCGTAGATTTAACAACATTCTGCCGGTGCTTTTTGATAAAAATGTAGTGCCTACTGCTTTGTACATTCAGCTATTGTATGATGTTTTTTAAGAACTTGCAAGTTCTAATTTCCAAAAACCGTTTTTGTATTGACCTTGGTAACTGTCAATCCACTCAGCACCGGTCCATCTGTATTGTGTACTAGTATTTGAATTGGTAACATATTCTGTAGTACTTGTGTTTCTACTGTCAAAAACCACAGTCCATGCACCACCGGTAAATTCTATAATATCGTTTTCATTGGCAGAAAATCCCGCACCAAAACTGTTGGTATCACTAGGAATTGGATTGACTAAAAGATATCGCTGTCCGTTTGCTACTGTTGGTAAATTGTTTCCTGGATACGATTGTTCAGGATCTATAATTTTATCAACAGCACTGATAGTGTTGGTTGGCAAACTGTCGCTGTCAATTGTAAAAACCAATTTGTTATGATCAGTAGGATGTAATGCAATAGTACCAAAAATGTCGCTTGAACTGTCTTCTGGATCGTCACTTTGTCTTAATACTAACTTGCTAATACCGTCTTGTATTTCTCCATATATTGTCAAAAACTCTTTCCAACTTTCATTGTCGTTAGCACCGTAGGCACCTAATAAACTGACGTTTGTGCCAATAACACTAATCTGTGCATTTTCTGGTGTGACAATTTGTGTTGATATTTGTCCCGGAAAGTTCTCAAAGAAATCTATAAATCTTGGATCGTAATCTAAATCATCAATTGAATCTGTGTTGTTAATTCTTGTGATAATTTGTTTGATAATAGATTGTTTTTTGACTTTGGTTGGAGGACTCAACCAAATAGGTAAACTGAAAGTCAAAGTTGCAACATCTAATTGTGTATCAACACCCTGCGGCATTGCTCTAGAACTCCATACAATATCAATTAATTCAACGTTGGTGATATTAGTCCAGTCTAAAGGATTGTCATTTGCTTGTATTTCAATTGAAGGATTATACAGTGTAAGAATTTGTTCAAGCAATTGCATTTTTTGTTCGGTGTTTGAACACCAAATATCAACTGCCATATTAAGATTATAAGGAACCGGCATGTGTCTTTCTACGGTGTATAAGTTGCCAATTTCAGCAGTATATTGGCTGTTACTATTATCGTACTGTCTTTCAGAAACTTGTAATTTTTCAATCAGTTTAGGATCTTGCATTCTGTCTCGAGCAATCTGCAAGTTGGTAATATATACACTCATAAAAGGTGCTGAATTCATAACATTTTCAGAACTGTTTCTTAATATGTGTGCAACCATTCTACTCATATCTGCATATCTCACAGGCACTCTTATATAAGAATTACTGTCTGTGTTGTCTTTCTGTCCGGTTTTAACAGAGAAATTATCAAACAGTCTTATAAACTGTAAAATATATCTTCTTATTTGTTGATCATACCAGTATTGCATTAGTCGGCCTTTGGTTTAATAATTTTACTCAAATATTGTTGTTCTTTAGAATCTCCTGTAACAGAAGATGAATTTGTGTTGTTGATAAAACTGTCTAACACTTTAGAAGTTCTAGTGTACAAGCCTCTGATATCATCTGTGATTTTAATAAATCTGTTACCTTCTTTTCTAAACAGTCTGCTTGGCGAATAATCTACTCTCAAAACATAGTCGCCTTCTTGCAGTGTTGAAGGAAAACTTCTTCCTGTGTGTGCAATTTCAATACCGCCCGGAGGTGTAGCATCTTGTGATCTTTCAATTACTTTGTGTCCGTCAGCTTCTGAAACATACAAGTGACCCATTTCAACACCTTTACGTGGAACATTTTTTTCTGCTTCGTTAACGACTGCTTCATTAATATCAATTTCTGATTGATATGTTGAAATAATATTTTTAAGATCGTCTGCTTCTTCACCGGTGCCAAGAATATCTCTAAATTCTTGTGTGTCTTGCATAGCAACTGCTTTGCATCTCCATATGTGAGGCCACCATCCTGGATCATAACCTTCTGATCCTCTTGCGGCATCTTCAACCACATAAAATTTATTGATAGTTAAATTTTCTTTTGGTGTAAAACTTGTTACTGTTGCTGTTGCACCGCTGGCATCTCCAGTGATAGTTTCGTTCTGTTCAAAGTTGCCACTGATTGGTGTAATTCTAATAGTTTTTGCTTCGTGATTATAACTGACCACAGTAGCACTAACACTGCTGTTTGCACCTGTGATTGTTTCACCTTTACGAAACTTTTTACTAGGTTTAGAAGCCAGTGTAATACTTGCAGATTCCAGTCTAGTTTCATCATTTTGATGAGGTAACTCAAACACATCACCTGGTATAATTTTTCTACCAAGTCTTTCCATCATGTCGCCAATATGAAATGTTATATAGATAGTGTCAGCAGTTTGAAACAATCCAAATTGTGTTAAATCAAAATCTTGATCTGCAACGTTGTAAACACCACGCAAATCAAAAACATCTGGATCGTATTTTCTGTCTCTGTTTTCACCAAACAGCACATCTTGTACATTAAGTGTGCTTGTAATAGAGTTTTTAGGTTGATCTGAACTTGTT